TATATTTTCTACGTAAACCTTTAAATTAATATACAAATGGCGACAAACAATGTTTTAGATGCGGTTTTGGCTCAGTATGAGAGCTCAAAACAAGGTGGTTTTTCTAACACCTCAAAAATGTCTTCGGACGAAAGAATGAAAAAGTATTTCGCGGCAATCCTTAAGGATAACGAAAAACAAGGTCAGAAACGAGTACGTATTCTACCTACAACCGATGGATCTTCACCATTCAAAGAAGTATGGTTCCACGAACTCTATGTGGATGGTAAATGGCAAAAATTTTATGACCCATTGAAAAATGACAATGAGAGATCACCATTGACAGAAGTTTATGATGATTTGATGTCAACGGGTAAAGATTCTGACAAAGAAATTGCAAAACAATATAAAGCACGTAAGTTTTATATCGTTAAAGTAATTGATCGTGATAATGAACAGGATGGAGTAAAATTCTGGAGATTTAAACACAATTACAAACAAGAAGGAATCCTTGATAAAATTATTCCTATTTGGAAGGCAAAAGGTGATATCACTGATTCTGATAAAGGTCGTGATCTTATCTTGGAATTGACCAAAGCAAAGACACCAAAAGGTGCGATATACACAGTTATCCAAACTGTTATGTATGACGATCCAACACCAACTCACGAAGATGTTGAAACAATGAATGAGTGGGTTAATGATGAATTATCTTGGGATGACGTATACTCTAAAAAACCTGTAGAATATCTTGAGGCGATTGCACGAGGAGAAACTCCACGTTGGGATTCTGATAAAGGTGGTTATGCATATAGTAATGATACTGTTGCAGAAACTTCTATTGGTGGAAGTAAATCATCTTCAAAACCAAGTTCTGATCCACAAGCAAACCAAGAGGTAGACGAGGAATTACCTTTCTAAAAAAAGATCCAATAAAAGATAGGTAGTGATTTACAAAGTCACTACCTTTTTTTATCTTTTTACAAAACAAACATTATGGCAATTAAAAAGAAAGAAGTATCATTTGATACAATCAAAAGTAAATTTTCTACAAAAACAAAATATAAACCTGAAAGTTTTTATAATTGTGGTGAAGCATTTATGGAGGCTAGTGGATTACCAGGTCCTGTTATGGGAGCTATTAATATGTTCTTGGGACACTCAAATACGTCAAAGACAACCGCAATGATTCTTGCAGCTGCTGACGCACAAAGAAAAGGACATTTACCCGTTCTTATTATTACCGAAAAGAAATGGTCTTGGGAACACGCAATTGAATTAGGATTACAAGTTGATAAAACTGAAGATGGTGAATATGATGGTATGTTTATTTTTAACGATTCTTTTGATGTGATTGAACAAGCAACTGAATTTATCAATGATATCCTTGACGCACAAGAAAAAGGTGACATCCCTTATAGTTTATTATTCCTTTGGGATAGTATTGGATCAATCCCTTGTCAAATGACATTTGATGGTAAAGGTGGTGGAATGCACAACGCAAAAGTATTGGCAGATAAAATTGGTATGGGGATCCATTCTCGTATCTCTAAATCAAAAAAAGAAGAGTACCCGTATTACAACACCTTAGTTGTGTTAAACCAGCCTTGGGTATTACTTCCTGATAATCCATTTGGGCAACCTGAGATCCAAGCAAAAGGGGGAACTGCGGTATGGTTAGCAAGTAGTTTAGTATTCTTATTTGGTAATCAGAAGAAGGCGGGTATTAGTCATATTGATGCGACTAAAAATGGTAGAAAAGTATCATTTGCAATTAGAACAAAGATTTCCATTTTGAAAAACCACGTTAATGGTATTGGATATAAAGATGGTAAGATTATTGCAGTACCTCACGGATATATTTTGGATACTAAAGAATCTTTAGATAAATACAAAAAAGAATATTCGGATTATTGGGGACAAAAAATAGGGGACTCAAACTATACATTAGATGAGTCCGCTGAATATGATGAAGAAGTAGAGTAATATTGTAGAACGAATTAATCGTGTTAAAATGACCAAGACACTTATTGTTGATGGTAACAACTTATTGAAAATAGGATTTCACGGGGTTAAAGATTTCTTTAACGAAGGTGAGCACGTTGGTGGTACTTGGCATTTTTTAAATACACTACGAAAATTCTTAGAAGAAACTAATTACACAAAAGTAATGGTTTTTTGGGATAGTGATACTAATTCGTCAAAACGAAGAAAACTATACCCCAAATATAAAATGAATCGTAAATCATTTGATAGTGATGAAAAAACTGATTCATTTAACAAACAAAAAACAAGGGTTAAACAATATCTTGAAGAGATGTTTGTAAGACAATTAGAGGTTGAAAATTCTGAAGCGGATGATCTTATTGCCTACTACTGTCAAATATCCTTAGACGAAGATAAAATCATATTTTCTTCGGATAAAGACCTTACTCAATTAATATCAGAAAAAGTAACAATCTACTCCCCTAATCTTAAGAAATATTTTAAGAAGGGGAGTAAGATTAAATTTGATCATATTGAGATTCCACATTATAACGTTACAACATTTAAAATTATTGCTGGTGATAGTGGAGATAATATTGATGGAATTAGATTACTTGGTGAGAAAACTTTAGTCAAATTATTTCCTGAGATACTTGATTCACAAGTATCATTTACTGATATTTTAACAAGAGGTAAAAAGTTATTAGAAGAACAAACTAAAAGTGTTGTTTTAAATAACTTAATTAATGGGAAAACAAAAGACGGTATTTTTGGAGAAAAATTCTATCAAACAAACCAAATATTAGTTGACTTGTCCGAACCCCTTATAAGCGATGAAGGGAAGGAATTGGTACAACAATATTATTCAGAAAGTTTAGACCCCGACGGAAGGGGATATAGAAACTTAATAAGGATGATGATGGAGGATGGATTTTTTAAATACTTACCAAAAGGTGAGGAGGCTTGGGTTAACTTCTTAAAACCATTTTTAAAACTAACAAGAAAAGAAAAAACAAATTACAGAAACAAAAAAACAAGATTATGAGAGATCAAGAATTTACAAAAGTGGAGTTCCTATTGAAGTGTAATGAAAACATCGTAGTACAACGATTTTTCAACGTTAGAGGGTTTAATCCAAAATCTAAAAATTCTTTGGATGTTCAAGATTATGTTAAACATTTATGTTTGACAATTCAGAATGGTTTAAAGATGAGATCGGTTGTCTATATGTTGGACAATCAATATGAAATTCAGGATAATCCTGAGATATTAAATACATCATATACAGAGGGTGAAGAGAATTTTAATATGATAATTAGGGTTGGGGACCTGACAATTTGTCATAGAGTGTTTGATGCAAAAGTATACCCTCCAAAGGTAAGATACACCGTAGACCTACGTCCGCACCTAAAAGGTATCTTGTCTGACCTTACTGACATTTTTTCAGGTAAAAATTTTAATACTGAGTATGCTGGATTTAGTTTAGTTTGATAGTATTTATCTTTACGAACAAATAAAAAAACTATGGCGACAAATAAAAATTTTGATTATTTAGGGAACAATTTCCAGATTCAGTTATTGAATCAAATCATTTTGGATAAAGAATTTTCACACTCAATTATTGATGTAATTGAGACTAGTTATTTTGAAAACAAGTATTTTAAAATAATCATCCAAATGATTAGAGAGTATTATAAAAAATACAATCACACACCATCATTTGACACATTAGAACAAGTGGCAAAATCCGAATTACAACAAGAAATTGCATCCAAAATTGTATTGGATATGATTGGTAAAATCAAGTCTGTGCCTATTGACGGAGGGGATTTTGTCCAAGAAAAGGCTCTTAAGTTTTGCAAACAAGAAGAGGTAATAAAAGTTATGGGTAAGGCTCAAAAAATCATAGATGGTGGTGAATTTGAGAGTTATGATACCATAGAACAAATGTTTAGAGAGGCATTACAAGTAGGTGAAAAAAACACAAATTTGGAAAGTGTTTTTAGTAACTTAGATCAAGTATTGGATGACGATTACAGACACCCAATTCCTATGGGAATACCTAGTATTGACAGGTTGTTAAAGGGTGGTTTAGCTAAAGGTGAGATTGGAGTTATTTTGGCACCGACAGGTGTTGGTAAATCAACCTTATTGACTAAGATTGCGAACCACGCATTTAACTTGGGAAACAACGTATTACAGATCTTTTTTGAAGATAACCCAAAGATTATTCAGAGAAAACATTACACCCTTTGGACAAAGATTCATCCTGACGAATTGTCAGATAAAAGAGATGAGGTTATCCGAAGAGTTAAAGAGATTGAGGATTCTATGCCAAATAAATTAATTATGCAAAAGTTACCGTCAGATACAGTAACAATGCTTCAGATTAAGAGTCAAATCAGAAAAATAATTGCGGATGGTACCAAGATAGATATGGTATTATTGGATTATATTGATTGTGTTGTTCCTGATAAGAATTTAGGTGATGAGTGGAAGAGTGAAGGATCTGTAATGAGAGGGTTTGAATCAATGTGTCACGAACTTGATCTAGTTGGTTGGACCGCAACACAAGGAAATAGAAGTTCAATATCATCTGAGGTGGTAACAACAGATCAAATGGGTGGATCAATTAAAAAGGCTCAAGTAGGACACGTTATCATTTCCGTGGCAAAAACTCTACAACAAAAAGAATTGAAATTGGCAACAATCGCAATTACTAAATCAAGAATTGGTGACGATGGTATCGTATTTGAAAATTGTAAATTTGACAACGGAATGTTGGAGATTGATACCGAAAGTTCTATGACATTCTTGGGAGTTGAAGAACAAAAAGAAGAAAGACAACGTCAACGTGTTAAAGAGTTGATGGAAAAAAGAATACAAAAACAAAAAATT